CCCTCATACAGGCATACGGCGACGCGACTTGGGCTGACATTCCCGGCCTGACTCGAACGATCCTCCACGACCGTACGACGCCTGATTCGACATACCTGCGCTTCTTCTTCAACACCATTGCCGAGTCTTCTGACGGCTGGATGTCTAAGTCTGAATGGGACACATGCTTCAACGAGGGCGATCCCATCAAGCCCGGCGATCAGATAGCCATTGGCTTTGACGGCTCGATCCGCGGTGACGCGACGGGCCTTGTCGGGTGCCGACTCAGGGACGGGAAGCTGTTCGTCATCGGCGTGTGGGAGAACCCACGGGACCCTAACCAACCTGACTGGGAAGTCGACGTTCTCTCTGTTGAGGCCGCTGTTAAGCGGGCCTTCGAGACGTACCGGGTTGAGTGGATGTATGCCGACCCGCCTTACTGGCAAGAGAACATCGGCCGTTGGGCTCTCGAATGGGGCGACGACTTCGTATTCGAGTTCTGGACCAACAAACCTACTCGCATGGTTCAGGCAGTCGAGCGATTCCGTACCGCTGCGATGGTCCGTGACGTTCTGCACGACGGAGACGACGACCTTACCCGCCACGTGCTGAATGCCGTGGTTCGGGAAGTGCCTCAGGGCTTTCTCATTACCAAGGACTCTCCGAGGTCCAAAAAGAAGATCGACCTTGCGGTGTGTGCAGTTCTCGCATTCGAGGCGAGGGCTGACGCCATCGCGGATGGGCGGCTTAAACGACGTAGAGCTAGGGTGGTTGGATTTTGAGCGTTCTCAGCATCGACACTTCGCCAAATGAAGTGCCCGCGGGTCTGGCGCCGGCCACCCCGGAACAGTGGCTCGACTGGCTGTTCTCCAAGCTTGCTCGACGCAAGGCTACCTACCAGATCTACGGCCAGTACTACGACGGCTATCACCAGCGGCTCATGTTCGCTCAGGTCCGCCACTTCGATCAGTTCCATTCCACGTTCGACACGTGGAGGGACAACTTCTGCGGAATGATCGTGGACTCGGTTAACGAGCGCCTGTATGTCGACGGCTTCCGGATGACGGACGAGCCTGACGCGGACAAGGACGCTCGGGACATTTGGCAGCGCAACGCGATGGATTCCGAGTCGAATGCCGCAATGCTCGACGCGATGATTCAGGGCGTTAGCTATGCGGTCGTGTGGGCTGATAAGCAGGGCAAGCCCACCATCACGATTGAGTCCGCCGAGAACTTCATCGTCCAGTACAAGCCTGGTAGCCGTCGAGAGATCGACGCCGCAGCCAAGTTCTACTACGACGATTGGGGACGGCAGTGGGTAACGCTGTGGCTCCCCGAGGGCGTTTACACGTTCGCCAAGGGCTCGTACTCATGGGAGGCTAAGGAGGTTTCGAAGAATCCTCTGGGTGTCGTTCCGGTGGTTCCCATCACGAACAGGTCCCGTCTTCTCCGTGATCCGGTCTCAGACCTTCACGTGGTCGTTCCGATTCAGGACGCCATCAACAAGACGGTTGCTGACGCCCTGGTGGCGTCCGAGTACGCGGCCTGGCCCCAGCGGTACGTCACCGGCCTGGAAATCGTTGAGGACGACCACGGTAACCCCGTCGAGCCGTTCAAGGTCGCAGTGGACAAACTGTTGCAGGCGGAAGATCCAAACGCCAAGTTCGGCCAGTTCGAGGCCGCCAACCTGAGCAATTACGTGGTTCTGATCGAGATGCTTGTTCAGCACATGGCCTCGATCTCCAGAATCCCCTTCCACTACTTCATCAATGGTGGTGGACAGATTCCTTCCGGTGAGTCCATCACCGCGGCGGAGGCCGGTCTCATAGCCAAGACCCGAGAGCGAATGCTCCACTTCGGAGAAGCCTGGGAACAGGTCATGCGGCTCTGCTTCGCAGTCATGGGCGATGCCCGCTCGGAAGCGTGGTCCGCAGAGACCATCTGGAAGGACCCCGAGAACCGCACCGAAGCACAGCACATGGACGCCCTTCTGAAGCTTCAGATGATCGGTGTCCCGAGAGACCAACTCCTCTCCGATGCCGGCTACACGCCGCAGCAGATATCCCGCTTTGCAGACATGAGGGAAGCCGACGCCAAATCCGCAATGGAACTGGCGAAGAAGTACCCCATGCCGATGCAGCAGGACCCTGCCGGCGACAAGCCCGGCGATAAGCCTGCCGGACCTCCCGGCATGTCGCAGAAGGCCCAGCAGACGGCACAGAAGCCGCCGCAGGGCAACAGCGGCAATCAGGCCCGGAAACAGAACCCGGCCTAACCTCAACAACGCATTACGACGGCTGCCGAAATGGCGGCCTTTTTTTATGCCCGAGCACCGAAATGGATGGGTGGATCAATGAGTGACGACAACCAGAGCACTTCCACGGGCGCCGAAGCGGGACAGTCGACCGACACGTCCCAGCAGCAGACCCCGACTCTCGAAAGCCTTCAGGCCGAAGTCGACAAGTGGAAGTCCCTTTCCCGCACGAATGAGCAGCGGTGGAAGGACGCGTCTGCTGAGCGAGACACGTTCAAGCAGCAGACCATGACGGACACGGAAAAGGCGCTTGAGGCCGCAAGGGCTGAGGGTCGCAATTCCGCACTCTCCGAGGTTGGCACTCGACTTGCTGAGGCCGAGCTTCGCGCTCTGGCCGCGAATGCCGGGGTGGACCTTCCCCCGGCTGACTTCCTCAACATGTCCCGGTTCGTCTCTGACGGACAGGTCAATGCCGACGCGCTTTCTGAGTTCGTGTCGTCGCTCCCGAAGCGGGAATCCTCTCCCGCTTTTCGCCAGGACATCGGTCTTGGCCGCCAGGGATCTCCCGGCGCTAACCAGCTCACCCGAGCTGATCTCTCCAACATGACCCCCGCGGAAATCAACAAGGCCCGCCAGGACGGCCGCCTTGACGCGCTTCTCAGGGGTGAAATCTGACCTATCCAGTGAGGTAACACATGGCAGGATTTAACACTCAGACCAAGACTGGTCTTCAGGCTAACTCCGGTACCACTTTCATTCCCGAGATCTGGACCGCGGAACTTCTCCAGGATCTCGAAGAGGAGCTTGTCCTCGCGTCCGCTCGATTCACGAACCGACAGTACGAGGGCGAGTTCCGGCGTGAGGGCGATGTCGTCCACATCCCGCACTTCGTCAACGATCAGGTTCTCGACAAGGGCCTCGTGCCGGCGTACGGCGCGATCGGCGCGGCCGACCACGCTTCGCTCCAGTACATCGACATGCGAGTTGCTAAGGGTTCGTCCTTCAACATCGAAGTCGATGCTCTGCACCAGCTCCAGACCAAGCAGGGCATTGACCTGATGAGCAACCTGATTGCTCAGCGAGCCCGCGCTATGGCGGTCAAGCTGGACGAGATTGTTGCCTCTACCCTTCTCGCGGCTGTGTCCGGCAAGGACCTGAATGGCGCGGCGGACCCGAACGCGGTCGTTACCGGCCTGCCTGCTCTGCACGGCACCATTGACGAGATCACGGACGCCCCGACCGGTGACAACACGACCCGCAAGGCGGCGAACCGCTTCCTGTCGGTCTATGACTACGTGGTTGCGATGCTCGAAAACCTCGACATCAAGTCTGCCCCTGCGGACCGGTTCCTCTTCATCTCGCCGCGTATGCGTTCGCTCCTGCTCCAGGACCCCAAGTTCGTGGAAGCGCAGGTTTACGGTGGTAGCCCGGTCATCCCGAACGGCCCGGCTGCGATCGGCACCATTCTCGGTGTTCCGGTCACCGTCGCTAACACGCTCGGTTCTCACACCCGGCCGAACAACCCTCTGATCAAGAAGGGCAACTCCAAGTTTGGCGCCGTGGACCTGTTCATGGGTTCCACCGCCGCTACTTCGGTGGTTATTCCGTTCGCGCAGATGGAGGCCTACAAGCCGCAGGCGACTTTCACCGACGCGATCAAGTCCCGTGTTATCTGGGACGCCAAGGTGATTCGCCCTGAGCAGCTTGTTGTTGCTCGCAACGTTGAGGCCGCGATCAACACGCACAACTCGACTGTCACCGTCACCGAGTCCGAGATCATCTGATCTGGATGGCCTTCGTAACCCTTAGCGATGTGGTCGCCCGTCTCGGGAGGCCCGTCGCAGACGACACGGAGGCCGCTCGGATCACCGCCTTCATAGACGACGCCACAGGGTTGGTCACTGACTACTGCCGGAACGACTTCCAGCAGCACACCAACGAGACGTTCGATCTGGTGGTTGAGGGGGGTCAGGCTCTACTGGCCCCCTCTCTGTCTCCCAACCTGGTCATCACGTCCCTCACCCTGCACGACGAGTACGAGGACAGAGACCTCACGACCGACGAATGGAAGGTCATGGGGTCCACCCTCTATCTGCGTGACGCTCCCGCGTACACCACGGCCACAGTTACAGCCTCTTGGGGCTGGGTGGCTGTGCCAGCCGCGGTGAGGGCGGCTGTCTGTTCTGAAGTGATCCGGTGGCTCTCCGTATCCCCTGGCACTGTCATGGAGAAGACAGGCGACTTGGAAGTTCAGTACGCGGCCACCGCGTACAACTCGGGCCTCTCCGAGGCCGCAAAGTCGATGCTGTCCAAGTACAGGCAGCGTGTTGCGTCGATCTCCCTGCACCGATCCGAGGCCCACAGGCCAGACCGACCGGAGATCACATGGCGCTATTCAACGACCGTATAACCGTCTACCGCGCCCAGCTCGTCACCGACGACTACGGGAAGCACCGGGACTGGGGTAACCAGACCGAAGTGTGGTCCGGCATGGGTGCCGGCGTCCCCTACCGGCGTGCGTGGAAGGCGGACGAGTCCTCCCGTGAGACCGCCCTCAACAGGGCGACGCTCTACCTCCCCGGCGATGTTGATGTCGATTCCGCTGACCGAATCCAGTTTCAGGGAAACACATGGCATCCCGAGGGGGAGGCGTGGAGGTGGAGGCTCGGTTCCCGCCAATACACGATGCTCGACGTGAGGATGGTGACTAAGTAATGCCGAAGCGCGGAAAGCAGTACACCAGATCCTCAAACGCTCGCTTCACGTTCGAGACCGACATGGGCTTTGAAACCAAGCTCATGCACTCCGGAGAAGTCAGGGCTCTGGTAGCCGCCAAGACTGGTGAGCTTGCCGGAAAGATGATCAAGGCTGCCCCTCGCGGTCCTCACGTCATGACTGACGAGTTCTCCATCAAGAAGAACATCACGCCCATGGTCGAAGAGGTCGACGGTGAATGGGTCGGCTACGTCGTGGTTGAAGAGAACGAGCGGGCTCGACACGCGATGCTCCAGGAGCAGGGTTACCGAGACCCGGCAGGACACAGGCACGCGGGCCGGTTCTTCTTCAAGGAAGTTCTAGAGAAGGAGCGTATTGATTGAGAGTTGATCCGCTCCCCCTCGTAATCGAGTTCCTGAGATCGTTCCCTGGCATCCCTACAGACGCGGTGACAGGCACCCTCGTAGGCCGCAATGTCGGTGAGACCACCGTCTATGTCATCCAGTCCGGTGGAGCCCGCATGCAGCGGGACCGCATGGACCGTATGGACATCCTTTACGACGTGTACGGCCAGAGCGCGGCCGAGGCCGGCGCCCTCGCATACACCGTGCGC